GAAGTACTTTCATCCGATTAATAAGACACCTGCAATATGTCAGGTCAGATTTTGACACCAAACAACTCAAGAAAAAAAGGAAGTGATTTCTGAGTGGCAACTTTAAACGTAAATATAAATAGCACTAAAGCTAAAGTAGGAGCGGCGGAAGTAAAGACTGCTCTGAAAGGTATCCAGACAGAAGCAGTCAAGACCGCTGCTGTTGTAAATAAGACAAGCACTGGTTTTGGAAGTAGCTTCAAGAAGATGGGTGCAAGTGCTATGCGGTTTGTGAAAGTCATGGGAACCGTTGCTCTCGTAGCTGCCACAATTGCTACAATTAAAGTTGGTGCTGAGTTTGAGAAGTCAATGAAGGTTGTCTATGGAGTTACTCGGGCAACTGCTTTTGAAATGAAGAACCTCGAAGATGTTGCTCGTAGAATGGGAGCAACTACTGAGTGGACAGCCAATCAAGCAGCAGATGCATTGAAGTTTTTAGGTATGGCTGGTTTCTCTGCGGGCAAAGCAATACAAGCACTTCCCGGAACTCTTGACTTAGCAACTGCTGGTAACATTGACTTAGGTCGTGCAGCAGATATTGCTACCAATGCACTGACTGCAATGCAGTTACCTGTTCATCAACTGGGCAGGATCAATGATGTTTTCGTCGGTACTATCACTCGCACTAATACTAACATGGACATGATGGCAGAGTCATTCAAATATGCTGCTCCGTCTGCAAGAGCTTTCGGTTATTCTGTCGAGCAGTTATCTTCAATGATAGATATTCTCAGTTAAATTTTGCTTTTACTCGAACTAAAAAAGTATTTGATGATCTTGGAGTCAATGGTGCAGGAAAAGATTTGATAGATGCTCTTGAGCTTGCTAACAAAGCTGGCTGGGATGCAAATAAATTTTTAGCAATCTTCGGGCAGAGAGGCGGTCGTGCTGCTCTTGTTATGAGACAACTTATTCCTGAAATTAGAGACTTGAAAGAGAAATTGGATGCTGCAAAGGGAGAAGCAAAGACTCTTGCAGATACAATGCGGGATACTCTCATAGGGGATTTCCAATTACTCAAGTCAGCAGCTACCGAAGTTTCCATAGCTATGTTCAAAATGTTCGGTCCACGGATGAGAGATGGTCTGCAACATATGACTACATGGATCCAAGAAAATAAAGACATGCTAATGGACTTTGCAAAAAATATGATGACTCTTGCAGAAGGCATGGCAAAAGTAGTTGGCTGGACTTTAAAAATGGCTTCACTCAGAAGTGTATGGAATACTATGGATGAAGCATCTGGCATGGCAAAAAATGACCAGCTTGGTATCTCAATTGGAGAGTTTCAGAAAAAGGGATTCTTCGAAAGACAAGCATACCTTGATAAGCAAAAGCAAGTTGCAGATAAAGAAAGCAACAGATTTGGCGGCGGTGATAGATTGACTGCCGACCAAGGCAAGAGACTTGAAGAGAACAGAATGGAACGGCAAGCAGTTGCAGATAAAGCCCAACTTGCTGTTGAAGCAAAAGCAAAATCAATTGCAGAGCAAATGACTCTTGACATGCAAGCTCATGCAGAGAAAGAGAAGTTGGAGAAAGAAGCTCTGTCTGCTCTCAATGCATTGAAGTCAGCAGCAGCAGAACAGTGGGCAGAGAAAGAGAGATACTACGGTACGACTGCATATGAAAGAAAACTCATCGACTTGCAGTTAGAATATGAAGCCTATGCTCTTGTAGTAGAAGATAAAATGCGGCTCAATGAAATGTACCAGCAAGACATGATGACTCTTGCAGCGGAAGAAGCAGAACGACTCAAGGAAATAAATGATAGAAAACTTGCAGATGCAAAATCTCTTGCAGATGAGCAAGCAGCTATTGAGAAAAAAATTGCAGATACAAAATATGCACAAGCCGCGACAGTCTCTAACTTCTTTGCCGACAGGTGGTCCTCTGCATTTATGTCAGTTGTAGACGGAAGTAAAACAGTCGGACAAGCAATGCAAGACATGAGTACCAGTGTAGTCATGGAGTTAACTCAAATGATTATTAAAGCTCTTCTATTCAGAGCAATCATGACTGCAATGCAGAGCAACCCTTATACTGCTGCCTTTGCAGGAGTAATGTCTGCAACTGGTTCAGCTATGGTTGAGCATCAAGGGGGTCAAGTAGGTGCAGGTGGAGCAAGCAGACAAGTCAATCCAATGATTTTTGCAAATGCTCAAAGATTCCACGGCGGACTCAAGAATGATGAAGTCCCGACAATCTTGCAGAAAGGTGAAGAGGTCTCAAGCAAAGAAGAGGTAGCAAATGGCGGATCGGGTTTGACTATATATAATATTGTTGATCCTTCTCTTGTGCAGAAAGCAATGGCTTCCGCTGAGGGACAAGCTGCGGTAGTAAATGTCATTCGTGGTAATTCTGGGAAAGTTAACCGTTCACTAAGGCAGTCAAGCTAATGTCTGACATTACTTTTGTAAATATTCCTACTCAAGTTGAATTGACTCATGAGTGGAAAACTGGGATTCAAAGAGCAGTATCTGGTAAAGAGAAAAGGTCTGCTCTCTTCTCTTGGCCCCGGGTGTCAGTTGACTATAACTATATAACTATAACTGCTGCTGAAAGAAATTGGTTCAAGAATAATCTTTACCAGTATATTGGGCAAGACCATACGTGGTCTGTTCCTATATGGTCAGATGCTTGCAGACTTTCAGCAGATGCAAACAGCGGTCAAGCAGTCATTTCTTGCTTAGATGATCCTCAGTATATGAACTTTCAAGCAGACAGGTTTGCAGTACTCGTTGATCCTTCAAGCTATACCAATTATGAAGTCATTGAAATTTCGTCAGTTGCTACAAATGAAGCATTAGCAAAGTCAACTTTATCTGCAACCTGGAGCTCCGATTCAACATATATCGTACCTTTATTTGATATGCAGCTTGATTCTCAAACTGCTCTCCTTAGTCGCACTGAGGATGAAGTCAGCAGAATTAAGTTAAAGTTTAAAGAAGCATTTCTTGCCACTCTTGCTCATACTTATGTGGTGCCTGCTTATACTCCATCTACCTATGCAGGAATTGATTTGTTTCCAGCAGTAGCAATGCAAAAGAAGCATGATTTTGAATTCAGGAGTAATGCAATATTTACTTCATTTAATGGTCTTGGTTATGCTAAAGATTATTTTGATGAAACTGAAATGGAGATGGGATTTAATTTCTTGCTGACCAATAGAGCAAGTCAAATGCAGTTGAGAAATTTCTTTGATAGACAGTTGGGAAGATATGGAGAATTTTTTATTCCAACTTTTGATAGAGATTTGAGGTTGACTGCTGGAGTTGGTTCTTCTGATACTGTTTTGAATATTGACTCCGCTGATAATTACTCCAATGTGTATTTTGGTAATGACCTGACCGGAAGATACATTATGGTTTTCGCTCCTTCAGGTAATAGTTATGCAAGGAAGATAACTGCAAGCAGTGCTTCAACAGTAACAATTGCTGCACTCGGAGAAGCAATTACTGCCGATAGCAGAATATCTCTCATGCACTATGTAAGGTTTGCAAGAGATGAATTCAGAATGCAACTCAAAGGTCCTTGGATTGCCCGTGGACAATTTAAAGTCAAAGTGCTGCAAGGAGAATCTGCTCCAAGTTAGGATTGAAGCAGTTAAGTTATTTGATAAAGGTCACTGGAGCATAAGTCAATTTTTAAAAATTATTCATTTGATAGGAGAGCTTGAGAATGTCAAGTCCGTCAACAAATTACACCGACCTCGAAATAGCTTCAAAAAGAAAACCAGCAGAGTTATTTCATTTATGGACAGCAGATGAAGCTACCCATTGGAGATATACTTCTCATGATGCTCCTGTAACTTATGACGGCAATGTCTATCAGCCTGCAATGATTTCTCGTGGAGAGAATGAAAAAGATGTCGAGCTTGAAGTCAGCAAAATGAGTATAAAAGTTTCAAGTCTTTCTGACCCTATTAAAGATGACTTAACTGCAAGAACTGCTCAGAGAATATGGGCAGCAGTTTACAAGCTGCATAAAGAGGACTTGACTGTTGCAGCAGTTATTTTTGTAGGTCAAGTTAAGGGAACAGTTTTCGATGGAGTTAACTGCACAATTGAGTGCGTAGGCTTTGAGCAATTTCTCCATCAGATAGTTCCTAAAGACAGATATCAACCAACTTGTAATAAGACTCTATTTGATAGCAGATGCAGACTTGTAGCTGCTACCTATGCAACTCTTTGCACAATATCTGCTATTGACTCTGACATGATGATTTTGACTTGCACAGGAGCAGATGCACAAGCAGACGGTTACTTCAATCTTGGGTTTGTTAATTACAGTGGACACCGGCGAATGATTTCTTCTCATGTTGGGGAAAA